TCGAAAGCATCAGCAGCAATGCTGCTACCCTGATGCTGATGAAAGTACCAAACAGCATCGCTATCGCGTCAGGCTATCCTTTGACTCAGGCAGCATTCAATGCTGCCGGAACCGCCCATCTCAATCAAGCCCTGTCGTTGGTTGATGACATCACGGTCCTCAGTTTAGACCCTGGCGACTCGATCGGCGTCAAGACCACCGGAACCTGGACAGGGGCGTGCGGCGGGATCACTGTCCATTTAGCTCCGGCCTGAGCATTTTCGTTGACTGGAGATATGGATTGCGCTACTAAGCTTAGCTCTCTTTAGCATATTTTCTCGACGAGATATTTCAGTCCGGAGTTACTATGACATTGTGGGCGAAAGTACGCGAGGTTTTATTCCGTCTCAAACTTTACAGAGGTGTGCGGGTCGATTGTTCGACCGATTTTTGCTCGTGCCGCTTGCATAAGGAAGGCGAGTTCACGCGCACCTACCAATGTGAAATCAACTCCGAACATCCACTTTCCTTATGGTTGTTTGAGGAATGCGAGGGGGCCTGGGCGGTCCGTATGGCTCGGCCTTTTCATTATCGCCGAGCTTATTTGGCCTTTGCACGGCCGAGCGACGCGTTCGTTTTCCGCCTTCTGCAAACGACCGACGGTACACACCAGCGTCCTAGCTCTTAAATAATAAATGCTCGCATTGCTCGGCAGTCGCATTGGTATCTACATGATCATCAGCGCGGGAATCCTGATGGCCGCTGCGGGTATCGCGTTGCATATGAAGATTACCGCTGACAGGATGGGCGACCTGCAAGCCAAGGTCGGCTCGTTGCAGGTGCAAGCCGCAAACGACCGACGGATGACGGAGTTGATGCAGCACGATATCGCCATGGTGCAACAGGCGCAAGCCGACGCGAACGCGACGCTTCAAGCAGTGCGTTTACAGGCCAATGCCAACGAAGCACGCATCCGCGCCCGGCGGTTCAGTGGCGACAGCGGTGTCGCGATCGGTGAGCAAATTAACAAGGACACGCAGGATGCATTCCGGCGGCTGCAAAATGAGACGCGCTAGTCGCTGGCTGATATTATCAGCGACTCTTAGCGGCTGCTCAGGACCACCGGCGCCGGCTGTTATGCGACCTGATGCGCCGGTCGCAGTACCTGACGCACAGCCGCTCAATCTACAGTCGGTGACATGGCAGGCTCTGACACTCAGCGAACTGCAAAAATTAGTTGCAGCTTTAGAAGAGCGTCATCAAAATACGCTATTGATCGCTCTGGATACGACCAATTATAATAATTTATCAGTAAATTTAGCCGAATTAAACCGATTTATTAAGGAACAGAAGGCCATTATTACCATGTTGAAGACTATTATCGCGGCGCGAGCCGACGCTCCGAGCGAGCAAGGGCGTCGGCCATGAATCCTTACGCGGTACTGGGTCTGAACGTTGGGGCCACACCCGAAGAAGCAAAGCGGGCCTTTCGAACGCTAGCTAAGACGTGTCATCCTGACTTACACCCTAATGATGCGGCGGCGGAAGCGCGCTTCAAGGAAATCAGCGCCGCCTACGAGGCGATCTGCAACCCGCAGCCACAACCACAACAGCCACAGTGGCAGCATTTCGACCCATTCGGCATGGGGTTCGGCGGCTCGCCGTTTGGAGACTTATTCAGTCATCTACGTCAGCCGCGCAACGACACCATTGCCACTGTGACGCTGTCGCTGGAGGAGATTCACGTCGGTCGGGAAGTCACGGTCAAAGTGCCCGGTGCCGACGATCTTAAAGTCCATGTGCCGCCGGGGGCTGCCGACGGCTTGCAATTAGTGAGGCGTGGTGCGGGACCGCAATCGCATCCCAGCGCGCCGCGTGGCGATCTTATCATCGTCATCCGCGTGCGTCCGCACGAGCGTTTCCGGCGTGATGGTCAGGACCTTCACACCGTGATACCGGTGACTGCCTTCGACGTATTGCTTGGCAATGAGGTCGAAGTGGTCGGCATCGAAGGCAACACCTTGCGCGTGGCGATCCCGGCAAATTTTGACACCACCCGTAAACTACGCCTCGCCAACCAGGGCCTGACGTACCCTCTCAACACGAAGCGCGGCGATCTGTTAATTGAATTGTATATACAATTCCCCGTCGTCCCCGCGCAGCATCGTGAGGCATTAAGGGCAATTGCTCGGGCCTGCTGAGCCGACTCTTTTTTAGGTTGTCATATGAACGCAAAATTGGCGATGGTGCTGCTCGCGCGCGGTGTAATTCGGCGCGGGACGACAATTGAAGCTCCACAGAAAGTGCGCGGACTCTCCTGCATCCGAAACGAGACGATCCTCCGACCCTTTGTTATCACCGGTGTGCGGCGTCACGGTCTCGACCGCATCGTGTTTGAGGCCATCGATGCAGATCAGACGCGCTGCGTGGTCGAGGCGGACGACGTGGTGAGGCTCGACGGGATGCTCGTAAACCGCATTACCTTGGCCCAGAATTTGACTGAGGAGGGGGTCGAGTTGCCCAGTCGCTCGCGGCGTGGCCGACGCAAAAAAGCCGTGGATGATGCCCCGGCGTGCGCCCATTTGCCTAAAGTCGCCGCACTGGCTAAAGTCGGTGCGAACCCAGCGACTGAAGGAGCCGACTGAAGCAATGGCTAGCAGCAACCACAGGGCGGGCGGATCAGCCAACCCAACTGATGACGAGGAATTGCTATGCGCTCACACATGACCTCACGCTTGCGCGCGCGCCATGCACTCAGAGGCTTCGGTCAGGCAGCACAACGCGAGCGACGTGAGGAAGTTCCTGACGACCCGATGCCACCGCCGGTGGTGTCCGAAGACGTCGCGCAGCCTAGTGCAGACGACTTGGAGCTTTCAGCAGGCGGCGAAGACGAGCCTGGGCCGCGAATGCCCGTGTACAGCGGAACGAAATTCATCCAGGCAAAGTACCCCCATTACAGTTTCCGTCCGGGACGTTTTGTTCGCGTGGTTCTCGATCGTGAGATAATTCTTGAAAAAGGCTCAGTTCTGATGTTCTCCCTCGATGAGGAAAACGTCGTTCTGGACATGACCGAGGCGGAAGCGAAGGCATTTTTCGAGGTGACTGATCGCGGCGCGGCGCGCGGTGCACGTCGCGAGCCGTCGGCTGATCCGTTATCCGAGCCAGCCTCATCGTCGCAGCCCGAACCAGAACCGCCCGAGGACGTCGTTACGATGACTCCGGACGAGCCGGATAGCAGGTTGAGCGACGATGAAACCGACCAACCGCCCCTTGAGAACGTGACGCCGGTTCCGGAATGGGCTGCTGACGATGATTTGGAAGACGGTGATGTCGCCAGCGTTGTTCAACCGATTTCGCCGAAGCCTCAGGTATCCCCGCAGGTCGGGCGCATCATCCTTGCGATGTATTACCTATATGGTAACGAACAGCGGCAGGTACCGACGAGCACCATCGCACCGCTGCTTGATCGCAATGACGTCAAGCAGGTATCTGGGCTTCTGGCGCAGGCAAGCCGGTGGGGCTACGCCGATCGCCTGCCGCAACAGGAGGGCGAGCGCATTCATTGGCAACTGACGCCGAGCGGCGTTGATCTCGCGCGTGGCCTCGGTACTTGGCCCTATACCCATCGCAACCTGCCGGTGCCGGAGTGGCTGCGCATGTTGGCAAGACACAGCGCCCGAGGCTAGCGCCTAAATAGTGCATGCGACGAAGTCTCATTCTGCTCGACGCGCTTGGCGCTGACGCATCGGCCGTCGGGCAACCGGTTCGGGCCGCCGGCTGGTACGGTCCCAACAACGGCTTGCACAGCGTGTCAATCCGTGTGCTCAACTTTCGGGGGCGTGTTTGCGTTCAAGCCAGTCTTGCTGTCACACCCGGGGACCTCGATTGGGTCTCAGTGCTGCCAGATGGTGCGGACTACCTGGAATATCCCCAAGGAGGCTTCAACGACGCAGAGACCTCCATGGTGGGCTTTAACTTTCTGCTGAACGCGCTGTGGGTGCGCGCTGGAGTCGATCGGTCTTATCTGCCGAGTCCCACAGGTAGCGTGAGCGACTACGGCATCGTCGATTCCATTCTGCTAAATTACTGAACCTAAATAGCGCCATGGATCGCTTCATCAAACTGACCACTGACGAGCCGCTGGATAAGTCAATAGTTCGGGCGTGGTTTAACTGCATCATCGCTCATGCACCGTCCGGGATCGTCCATGCTGTGTCGGTCGAAGATGACGATGGCGAGCGCCACGTGGTGAAATTGATCCACCGGACGTCGGCGGGCAATCATAGCTACGTTGTGCCACTCACCCGCAACCTGCATCGTGACGAAGTCGATCATTTGGTCGATCAATTCGCAGAATTGTATCCGAAATTAGATTTTGACATTGAGACTAGTGAGACACGTCTCAAAGCAAGCGACGAAACGTCTATTCCGCTTGATGCTGATAAACATCTCCGCTTATGCACCGCCTTCGCGAAACAGCGCCATGAAGAGTGGGTCAGAGACTACAACAATGCCGGGTGGCGCTTCGGCACCGCCTTCGATGCAGATGAAAAGACCCATCCACTGTTGCGACCATGGGACCAACTGCCAGACCGGTTCCGCGTGCCTGACCTGACGTGGCCGCAACGGCTCGTTAGCATGCTGAATGACAACGGCTACGTTGTGATGCCACGTGCTTCGCTTGAGCGCCTGACGAAGTCACTGATCTGAACTAGCATGGACGGGCTCGACCGCATGATCCGTCTGCAAGACGCGGCCGATCAGTTCGCCAAGCGACAGGTGATCGCGGACGCGTGTGCGTCGGGCTGCGACCTGTTCTTCGAACTCGTACGACTCGCGGTCGATCCGTTCTTGACCTTCGGACTCAAGCGGGTGGCCGAAATTCTCGACGACGACGGAAGCGTCGGTGATTTCTCCGCTAAACAATTTTTGGACCTGTGCCAGCGACTTTCGGCCCGCCAATTGCGCGGCGAGAGCGCACGTGAGGCGGTCATGCAAGCGGCCTCGCGCTGTCACACCGCGACCTGGAACTCGGTTTACCGCCGCGTGCTTCAGAAAGACATCGGTATCGACGGAACATTTCTAAATGACGTGATTGACACGCTCGGACCCGACGCGGCGCGACACCGTGTTGCTGAGTTTCGCCCGCAAATGCCGAGCAAATCCGGCAAAGCAGTGGGCCGTAGGCTGGTCGATGCAATGATCACGGGCGAGCGCGTCCTGGCAGTACTCGACGGCGTTCCGCGCCTACACGCAGCGGACGGTAAGGCGTTGACCACGTACAACCTGATCGAGGCGGCACTTGAGCCGCTTTGCGCGCGTGTAACCGCACCCCTTGTATTAGACGGCATGATAGCTGACGGCACCTTCCATGTTTTCGACACGGTGCCGTTGCAGGATTTCCAGGCCAAGCTTTGCCCTCAGTCTCAGCAGAAACGACGGACGATGTTGGAGGGCTTGCAACGCAACGGTGTGTTCTCGGACCCTCGCCTGATCAAAGTCGTGCCCCAAGTTAAGGTCGATTTTGGTCATCCTGACGGGACAGCAGATTTTGATGAATTTTGCCGGCAGGCCGCCGCTCATGGTCACGCCGCCGTCGTGCTGAAGAAGCCAGAGTCGCCTTATGTCGGCAAGTGCTCCACTGCCTGGGCAGTAAAAAAACTCTAGTCACTTTCGCTTGATCGCGATTCGACGCTGACGTATGTTGCTTTCGCGGCGGCAAACAGCCGCCGGTTTCCAGCGAGACTTTCAATCTAGTTTAGGACAACGCAAATGAGCGGACTCGGATCGATCTCCCCCGACGATCGCAAGAAGATCGAGGCATACATGGCTGCTGGCCTGCGCGTGTTGCAGGAGATCGAGGACCTCAAGGGTGGTCTGAAGGACACGACCAAGGCACTGGCGGAAGAATTTGACATCAAGCCGCGCAAGCTGACAACAGCGCTGCGAACCGCGTTTAAAAACGCCCTGGCTGACAAGAAGGAGGAGATGGACGTCGTGGAGGAAATCCTCCACATCAGCGGTCACGGTTAAGTCAGTAGACGCCAGCGACAAAACCGCTGGCGTTAATTTTTGTTGACCGGCCAACTTGGGTTGCCGTCTGGTAATTAATCTGGCAGAAGAAGGCAGGCCAGCCAAAGGACTGCGACAGATGGACTCAACCGAACTAATATCGATCCTGGATTCCATCTACGCGGCCGACGCCGACAACAAGATTATCGAGACCGTCCGGCGATTACGATCGAGTTTGGATCGCCCGCCGTCTCTCTACCTGAAACAATTTATTGCGGAAGGAAATATTGATTTCCGATTGGACGATTCGGCCGCCACAGACGCACTGCAAGCCGAAAATACCAGCCTGCGCGCCCAACTCGATGAACTGGGCCGCGAATGCGCGGCCCTGCGCGCGGGCGTCAACGACCTGCGCGCCCATCTACGTCCGCGCGGAGACAGCTATACCATGCAGCAATTCCTGACGATTTTATTAGCGAAGCTCGGGCGCAGCTACGCGTGGAAGGTCGGGTACATCGAAGCCTCAAACGCCGACGGATGCACATCTGTTTCATCTGAGACAATCCAAAAATGGCAGGTCAGCAATGTCGTGCCAGCATGGGCGGTAGAGCAGATTGACCGTATGATCTTCCCCAGACGGACAGGCACCAGCGGGCCTCGATGGACGGACGAGGAGGAGGACTATCTGCGCGATCTCTATTTGTACGACCCACGTGCGACGAACGCTTTCTTGGCGGAAATGTGCGCAGAGCGGTTCGATCGCCCGATTAACGAAAACGCTATCAAGGGGGCGCTCGATCGCTTGCGCAAGCGCGGTGTTGTACCGCGCAAACGTCCACGGAGTCGTAACGTCAGCGACTAACTCTTGAAAAGTTCGCGGTGTAAGTCACGGAGTTTCAAAAATAAATTTCCGCAAGTCACAGAATCGCGATTGACAGGGTCAGCCTCCAGGTAAACAATGACGGAGGCGTGACCCGGAGAGGAAGCGAGGATGGCAACTGATAAAAAAACTAAGGAGCGACTGATCAAAGCGCTTGACCGCATCGTGCATCCAAGCATAACAGACATCGACACTTTGCAGACAGTCGGCGCTATACGCCGACTAACGAAGGGTGAGACGCCGTCTGTGATCTTCAACCTCAGCCCCGACGGGCCATCGCCGAACGCGCTGGTCGCCTCGCTTCGGCAAACGATTAAAGAAGAACGCGAAGAAAAGGCGGAATTGCTTGACGAACTCAATGCGATGCGTCTCGAAAAGACCAAACTGGAGCAAAAGCTGATGGCACTCCAGAGTGGCGCGCAGGTCCACCGGCACCCACCGCAATCCACACCATGTCCGCGTCAAGAAGCCAATGGCGATCGCAAATATTATACCTTCGACGAGGTGGCCGCCATCTTCCGTCAGAAACTCAAGAAGCACGCGAGCGGGCAAAAGCGGTGGATCGCTTTCAGCGAGGCGCAGCACGCGCTTAATCCAAATTTGAATGTGGTCACATACGGCAAGATCACCTCGTGGCGTAAGACGGACGCCTTTCCGGCGTGGGCGGTCGAACAATTGCGCGCGATGCCGGTCGAGCCATTGAGCAAGCACCAATGGAGCGCCGCAGACATCGCCTTTCTGCGCGATCTGCATCTTGCCGATCCGCACAAGTCGGATGAGGAATTGGCGCGCGAGTGCTCAAAGCAATTTGGATGTCCGATCAACACCAACAGTATCAAGGGCAAGTTCAACTTGCTACGTCGTCGCGGTGAAATCCCGCCGTATCGACCGAAACGGTAACTTGTCGGATGGAACTGCGCCTGCTAGCCTCAGCGCATGGACCAGCCTGACTACAAGCGTCACCTGCACGATGGCCGTGAATTCAAAAGGCTGGTCAATTTAGGATGGAAACTTGACGACATTGCAGCGCGCGGCGGGCACACGATTGAGCACGTCCGCGCGATGTTGCATCTTCAGGAGATTCCGGATGTGCTGCGACGGCTGGTCGAAGCCGATGTGCTGAGTGCAGCCACCGTCCTTGACGCCTATCGATCGCATAACGAGGACGGCGCCGCAACAATGCGCGCGCTATGCGCTGGTGTGACGGGCTTGGAGGAATTGGGGCTCGATCGTCGAGCGGCCGGTGTTCCGGCCGCGACCATCTACATCGATGATTGCCTTAAGGTGCTCGCCAGCCAACCGGCGGAGACAATTGATGCCATCATCACCGATCCCCCATTCGAAATCGGCATGTACGGAAAAAATTGGGACCGCACCGGCATCGCCTTTTCGCCTACCCTTTGGAAGGCGCTGTACAAGGTCCTGAAGCCCGGCGGCTACATCGCTGCGCTATGTTCTGGCCGACGCTACCATCGGCTCGCAGTGGCCGCTGAGGACGCCGGGTTTGCACTGTTTCCCTTCATGGTCTGGAAACATTTACAGGCGTTACCCAAGCCAGCAAACGTGTCGGAACTATTCGATCGCGACAATCTCGCCGATCGCCCGATCATCGGATACCGCTCAGGTTCCGGATTCACCACAGCAAACGGTGTTCAAGGCCAGCAGAGCCGGCTGACAACCGAATTCCCGGTTTACGCCCGGCATGTGTCTGCCGAAGCGCAGCACTGGGAGGGCTGGTACTATGGCCGGTCCGCCATCACGCCCTCTATCAAACCTATATTGCTCGCACAGAAGCCAGCAAAGTTCGAGCGAATGATCGACAACCTGCGCTCCTATCGCACCGGCGCGTTGAATATCGGGGCTTTGCGCGCGCGCAACGGCGGTGGCTGGCCGACGCTGGAACTCGACTACACCGGCCGCAAAAAGGAGGTCCACGGCTCAACCCATCCAACGGTCAAGCCGCTGGCTCTGATGGAGGACTTGTGCTTGCTGCTGTGCCCGCGCGAGGCCACCGTGTTGGACCCGTTTGCCGGCACGGGATCGACCGGACTGGCCGCACTGCGCCAGGGCTTCGGCTGCCTGCTGATCGACAACGATCCGGCAATGCGCAGCGAGATCACGCGGCGCATGCGCGAATCTCAATTTGATTTTGAGTTCGTGAGCTAACACCTTACAGGTTGCCCATGCCGTTTCCGGCATGGGCTTCTTAGATGATTAAGCTTTATTGTAGCGCCGTGCGACAACCTTCGCGGTCTCACCCGTACGGACATCATCGATCGACAGATCATTACCGTCGATCGGTAAGAGTGGGATGTCGCCGACCGGCTCAACGTCTGGCCGAGACAACTCGTTGAATATCTGCTCCTTCATATGGCCGTTGGGTTTATCCTCGTGTAGTGCCCGCTTGGTGCGGCGCAACTGCTTGGCGACATGCTCATAGGCGCGGTTGAAGCAGATGCGCACGTCATCAAACTCCGCCTCTCCGTCGTAGTGCATGTCGTGCGCGACGGAGACTCCAATATTGCAGGTAAAGCTGCGGCCTTTGTTCTGCTTGGTAAAGACAACACGACAGGTTACAAGACGTCCAAAATATTTTTGACTGAGGGTGGCCATTTGAGTTCTGACATGGTCTGTCATCACCTCCCCGACGTCCATGTTGCGGCCCGTGACGGTTACGTGCTGTGGGATCATTCCAACATCTCTCAAAAAGCTGGCTCCTCGCCAGCCCGGCAACGCTAGGCAAGATCAATCCTGCGAGCAAGCGGCTTCTGCGTCAAAGCTGCCGCAGGGTCGGCTCAGCGCGCCGCCCTGTGGCGTGTAGCCTCATGTCACGTTCATGTCGTCGCGTTGGCGGCAAACGTAGTCGTCGTCTGCTGCTACGTTGCCATCCGTTGAAGCCCGACATGGCATACAGGATGACCACCTCCATCAGCAGGTCGTAGGTTTTCTGGCCGAGGGAATTCGACGATGAGTCGATTATCAGTGCCGCGATCATCAGCAGCCAGCCGAACAGCCCACTCCCGACACGTGCGAGATTGACGAGGAAGGTAAAAAAGAAGACGAGAAAGCCGACGAACCCAATAGCACCGAGGTTCAGAAACAGGAGTAGCCAGAAATTCTCGATATCTTCATTCGGGCCGATCCCAATCTGATACTTCAGTTGGATTAAGTCGTCCTGCGGCACACCGAACAGCCAGTTTGGAAGCGATAGATAATTCAACACCTTCCACTGAAAGACCCGCACCTCTGCGCTGTCATCGTAGTACATGGTATCGAGAAGGCGCTCGGCGATGTGCGTCTGTGTTGCGATCACCCCGAGCACGAGCGGCAGAACGATCATGCCAAGCAGCAGATACATCGCAGTGGACGTCTTGAGATCGCGCCGCAACATCCCTGTGACGCCAACCCAGGCGCCCGCGCCCACCGTCATGACAAGCGACACGCCAAGACCGGTGCGCCCGCCGAATTCCAACAGTCCCACCCACAGCAACACAAACGACGTGGCGAGAAAGATAAAGCGCAATTGCATCCGATAGAGTAGCAACAACGTCATCGTGGCCATCAACGATGCCGTCAGCGGATGCGGAAAGAACGCGGTCGCGCGGAAATTCTCCGTGACCTCTTCAACCTGTTTGCCGTCGGCATTGACTGTCACAACGGGAAAGAACGCTTCCTGCCGGATGCTCTCGTACAGCCCCATAAGAACGTTGCCGAGCACGAGAATGAGCATGAAATAGGCCAGGAAACGGCGCTGGCGCGGGCTGGCGTCCATCAAGCAGAGGGCCATCAAGGCTGGCGCCCAGAAGCTGTCCCAATAGAAGGCAGCGCCATTGATCCCGTTCCAATAAATCGTGTATACTGTGAACAATGGCACGGCGAACACGAAGGCCATTATCCCAGGCGCTTGCCGCAGACGCGCATGTAGCGAGTACTTGCCGAACGCGAGGACACATAAGGCGATCGGCACCAACAACATGTTCGCCGGGTGCACGCGTATGTTAACTTCTTGACCCGTGACAACTCGAATCAAGTTGGGCTGTATCACCATGTGCATCATAATCAGGAGCAACAGTAGGTAGAAACTGAAGCTCCCACGCAGCATT